TTCCACAAGATAGCAGCCGCATGGTCTTCAGAGTTGTCCCCCTCAGCCAGCCCCAACAAATGTCTAAACATCGAGTCATATAATCTACTTAAAGGGAAACCTCGTTTCCAGTTGTTGTCTCCGTAAAGCTTTCCGCCATCTTCAAATCTTTTTGCGAGACTGCGTAAGGCGACTGGAGGAATAAGGCTGGGTCGTCCCCGTCCAATGTCCCCGTCACGTTTAGCCCCTGTTGAGAAATTTTTAGTGTATCCTTGGTTTGGTAATTCTTCGGTGTCCATAATCTTTTAATAGTATTAGTTCTAAAACAATAGTTATCAGCTCGGAGTAGTCGTGCCATCCAAGCGTTCATCAGTGCGTCTTGTTCGGTGAGTCCTTTTTCTTCGTAAGCTTTAACAACAGTGTCCCATGTGTAGCCATCCTTCTCCAACATCCGTTCCGCTTTCACCACACCCACGCCGGGTACTCCGCTGTATCCATCCGTGTGATCTCCCGCTATAGCTTGTATCAAGTGATAGTTGTCCGCCTCTTCCTCACTTGGTTGGTGGTACTCTCCACGGTTATAATCGTAGAAGATACCCGGCACACTCTTGAAGTCTTTGTCTATACTAACAACGATAGTCTCTTCATCCATCGCTTTATCTGTAGCAAGGATAGAGATAACATCATCTGCTTCAAGGTTCGCCCACAACACACCACCTAACTCGTCGATGATCCACTGCTTTACTTGTCGTAAGATGATAGGCAAGCGTGACTTAGCACGGTTTGCTTTGTAGTCTGGGTTAAGCTTACGACGGAAGTTCGCACGGTCACTCAGACACAGTACTACATTCTCTGTCTTTAATTGTTCTTGGAACTCTACGATGCGGTTGACCACACGTGCTTTGGCTAATGCCATGTCTGCGTGTACAGTCCACAGTTCGTCTTTCCATTGGATTGATTCTTCTGCTACTACTGACGCTTCAAAAGCTAATACATCTGCATCAATTAGTAATGTTGTTTTGGTTTTACTCATAATAGGCACTCCAGTTGTTTTGGTATTTCTTGTATTTAGATTTACTTGGGTTATCAGGGTATAACTTGATCGTCTTACTCTTTATTAAGTATCTCGGTATCATCCACCACTCTTTTAATGGAGAGATATAAATACCTACAACATCTATATCATCAGACATATATCCTTTGAAGCTTGCTCCGCATGATGAGTTGACTGTGTAAGCTGACTTGTCCCGAACGCTTGTGCTTTTGATTTGCACCTTTAAGTCTCCTGCTGGACAAGTGACAATGAAGTCCCAAGGCATCGGCGTTGTAGGGGTGTGTGGTTCAAAGTCACGCTCTAAACATTCAGCGATGAATCGTGTCTCAGCTATCGCTCCGATCCGTTGTGCGTTTGAAGATGGCATCTTATCGTTGTATTGTTGTCTCCAGTCGTAGTTAACTGTAAGGTCTTGTGTATCATAGACATTGGCAAGGGTAGTGTACATATCATATTCTATCTCTGTCATCAATGTGTCTCCGCCCAGTTGTTACCGATCTTATACTCACCGTCTAAACGTACGTTCAGCTTCAGTTGTTTGCCTGCGTGTTGGATAGATTCTACTGCTAACTTACCAAACGCTTCTGCTTTATCAGGTGTTACCTCTGCTTGGAACTCGTCGTGTATGTTAGCTACGAATGCGTACTCTCTGCCGTGTTGCCACCTCAATCCATTCAGTAAATGAAACAGTTGGATCAACGCTACTTTCATACACACAGCACCTGCCGATTGTAATAACATGTTCAGTGCTGCGTGACTACTGCGTATCGGTAGGATGCGTCCGTCCAGACCGATCAACTCTCCACCGTGCTTTACCTTTCGTTGTACATCAGCTTGTAAACGAGCGAGTGCTGGTAGACTGCTGAAGAACTTACGCTTTAGTTGTTGTCCAAGCTGTGCATTACCACCTGCTATGTTACCAATCTTCTCGTCACCTGCTCCGTACAACAAAGCGTAGATGAATGTCTTAGCTTGGTCACGTGTCTCCAGACCTGCTGCCTTTTGGTTAACGGTGTGTACATCTCCTTCCGTAACAATCTTAGCGTACTCTCCGCCGTCGTAGAACGCCATGTAGTGGGCAAGCATACGAAGCTCAAGTCCAGATGCGTCACACCCTACTAACTTGTAACCGTTACGCACTGTGAATAACTCACGACACTCTGATCCGAACTCAGCTCGTACACTTGGTACTTGTGCCACGTTAGGATTGCTGTGTGTACATCTACCCGTGACTGCTCCGTTAGTGTTGACGCTACCGTGTATCACTCCGTTCTTTTGTAGCTTGAGCCACGCTTGTTGACCCTCTGCTAACTGACCAAGTCTTTTCTGTACGAGTAGATACGATAACAAATCCTCTGCTATAGGGTGGTCGATACCACGTAATACAGATTCATCTACCTTATAAGATACTCCGTCGTTCTCAGTAGGCAGTTCATATCCAAGACCCATCAATCGTTCAGCGATCTGCTTACGACTGCCGGGGTTGAACGGTATCTCTTTCACAGCGTTACCAGTCTTCACTGCATTCTTAACGAGTGCTTGTACTTCACCAGCTTCCTTTAGTTGTAGCTTGATGTCGTTCTTTGTCTTACCTTCGTACGTTGCTTGGTCTGTTGTGAGCGTCCACCCTGCCGGGCTTTTCATCTCCACCTCTGTTGGTTTCCAAGCGTCTTGTAATTCAGTGGTCAGCTTCGCTCGGATACCCATCAGCTTGGCAGTCAGTACGTCTGCTTTATCTAAGTCGAACTTAAACCCGTGTCGCTCTTGCATACAAATAACAAACTTGAACCAATGTTCTATAGCTATCATCTCTTTGCTTGGGTTCTGCTTGAATAAGTAATCGTACAACAACTGAGTAACGATAACATCACGCTCACAGTACTTACGCATCTCATCGTTGTACTCATCGAACGCTCCGTCTTCCTCTCCGTATGTCAGCTTCGTTGTGCTGCCCATCCGGTGTCCCCACGCTTTTAACGAGTGACTGCCAACGAGTGCTTTATCGAATCCGTTCCGTCCGAAGTCATCGTTCCGTAGATCAGGAAACACACATCGACTAACAACAAGTGTATCCAGTACTTTAATCAGTGGTGGTGAGAAACCGTACAGCTTCTTCAACGCAGGTATATCAAAGTCGATGACGTTGTGTCCGACGATACGCTCTGCTTTCTGTAGCTCTAGTAATCCACGCTCGATACTTTCCCCGTGAAACGTCAGCATCTTAGGGATCATTGGGTCGTAGATAGATAGACAGTGTACGGTGTGTAAGTCTGAGTAGGTAGACCAATCGTTAATCGGGTTGGTCTCTATATCAAAGAATAGTGTTCGTGTCATAGTTCTTAGAATGGGTTATTGGTTTCATCGTTTGTTGGTTTGAACACATCAGGAGTGTATCTACCTGTATCACAGCTGTAATACAAAGTGTCACAGTGTCCTGTCTGTCCGCTGAATCTGTTCTTCAGTACTCGGACTCGTGTCTCGTTGCTTATTGTTTCGCTTTGTTGGTTACGTTCCAGTCCTATCACCATGTCCGATAGCTGTGCGATTGCTTGGCTACCTCTTAGGTGGTGCAGACTTACTCGTCCTCCTTCTTCGTGTCCACTATCGACACGCTTCAGATGGCTTACAAGTACCATACCACACCCTGTCTCTTCAACAAGACTCCTAAGTTTAGTCATGGTGTTGTCAATCAATCGTCTCTCGTCGTCTCCTTGGATACCACTAACAACAATCGATAGGTGGTCTAAGAATATCCACTTACAATCGTACCCCTTAACCAAGTACTTTATCTTACCTAGTAAGTTGTCGCTATCCATCGATCCGAAGTGATCGTAAGTGTAGAAGTTTCCGTTACCTACCGTCTCTTCAAACGCAGGTCTCAGTACCTCCTCACTTGTATCGTCTTCCTCAAGGTGTATAGGTTTGTTGATGTGGATGCCCATGATACCGAGAGCTGTGCGTCGTACGCTTTCTTCAAGAGCTATGTATCCTACCTTCTCGTTTAGTCCAAGGATGTGGTGAGCTATCTCTCTACAGAATAACGACTTACCTATACCACTACCTGCACACACGGTAACAAGTTCTCCTTGTCTCAGTCCAAGCGTCAGCTCATTCAACCCAGCATACGGATAAGGTATAGATTTACTGTGTTCTCTATCAGCGATAACATCCCATAGTTCTTTACCGTTTACGATGCCGTCTGGTCTGTACTCTCTAGCATCGAACAAGCAACTGACTAACTCCTTCGCTCGTCCAGCTACTAACATATCCGACGGGTCCTTCAGTGGTATCTCTGCGATGTACGCTTTGCCGGGTGTTAACAGGGCTGCACATTCTGCTGCTCCCTTTCGTCCGACATCATCCATGTCAAAACAAAAGACCACTTGTTCGTACCTGTCTAACCAATCGATTGCTTGAGCTACATATTTCTTAGCGGCTCCTGCTCCGTTCGGTACAGATACGACGGGCCACTTGTTATCCATTGCTTGACTGGTACTAAGAGCGTCGATCTCTCCTTCCACTACAATGACACGACGACCACCGTCTCGCCAAAGGTGCTGACCGTACAGTCCTAGTAGCTCTCCTTTTATGTGGAACTTCTTGTTCGGTGTGCGTATCTTTTGTCCGCACGTCTTACCGTCCCTTGTTTTATAGTTAGCTATCTGTACAGGCTCACCGTTGTATACACCACACCAGTACCCCCACTTCCGACAAGTGTCTTCCGTCAGGTTGCGTCGTGCTATTGCTTCTGGTTCTCCTCGTACGTAATCTCTCGGTGTTGGGGAGGTTGATTCATTCTTCATTCGTCCGGCTCCAACGTGATCGTCGCAACTGAAACAGTGGGTGCTACCGTCGTCGTTGGTGGACAATGCGTCACTTGATCCGCACTTACTGCATGGTTGATGGGTGGTTGTGAAAGCCATGATTTAGGTATAGTTTTGTTTGCATATAGTATATTCTTTTTCTCACACCATTTAGCGTAGGTGGTGTCGCTTCCCTTACGAATCTTATTAGAAGCATTCATAAATACTAGTCTTATGTCTAGGTGTGGATGTTGCTCTCGGACTAGTAAATGCTTCGTTCTATCCTCCACTGTCCATACACCTTTAGCTTCTATGATGATGCCGTTAGGTAATATGAAGTCAGGAGTATAAGTAGCAGTCTTTGTGTACTCTAACTTGATCGACTCGTATTGAAAGCTAACACCACCACGCTGTAATTGGTGTGCTAGTTTAGCCTCGAATCCTGAGCGGTAGTTAGAAGTTCGCTGTGAGCGTTGTCTCTTCTGTCTCTTCCGCATCGAATGCTGAGTCTAAGTTCTCACCTCCGTTAGCGATGTATCCTTCTTCCGAAGTAAATCCAAAAGCATCTGCACTTGGACTGTTTACACCACCGTTAGATAGCTCGATCACTTGGACAGCAGACAACTCAAAGGTCACCCCAAACCCCTGACTTGCTACGTACCAGAACTTCGGACGAAATGCTACGTTCACTTTGGAACCTCCCCATACTTGTACATCTTCCGGTAACTTATTACCTTGGCTGTCAAACAGAGCGATAGATAACTGATACTCTGTACCGTCCCGTCTTCTGCCTCCAGCTTTCAGCTTTGCTTTCAACATATGTCCGCCATCTACCTCGCTAAAAGGTAAGCCCTTCTGCTCGATCTTTTTACCGGGGTTAGCTTCCATAATGTCTCGTAACTCAGCCTCGTATAACGGCTTTAACTTCTGTACGATTCCTTGTTTTGTTTCGTCGTCGATAACAAGGTCACAACTCCATACTCCGTACTCATCAAACCGTTTGTTAGGTTCATTCAAGTGGGCGTATCTTGCAGTGCCTTGTGCTTTTATTATGTCGTGTTTCTTACGTGCTTTTACTGTCATATTTCTCAGTGTATTTATTATTGGTTATTAAGATAACAGATACTGCTGGCGTTTTACTGCAGAGACATCAAGGTCTCCAAGCTCCGGCACTTCCGGCAATACTGCATCTGGGTTGTTGTTGATTTGCTCCATTCGGAACTCAGTCAGGAGATCAACAGTGAAAGTCTTAGCGTACATCTCTCTTACTATTTGGTGTATCTTTCTTGCATTGGATGCGTGTGTCACAAAGCAGTCATGAATGGTAGCTAAGTCAAAGTCAACCTCATTAGCAACTTGATGTACCATACAAGCGTCAAGGCTGTGGATAAAGTTAGCAGTGATAGAGTTGCATTGTCCTCTTTCATCTATGTTATCTCTAAGCTCATCTGTTGTTATACTGATGCTCATGTTTTGGAATACAGACTCCACTTTTAACTTCTTAAACTTGCGGTAGCTTTGTACTACTTTGAATCCAGTAGGTGTAGACCATGTGATCGGTTCGTCACACCCTAACCCACGCACACAAGCACGAAGGAACTTCATCACTCTGTTAACTGGGCGACACGCTTGGTCTGCTAATCGATTGACGATCTTACACAGATAGATAACAGCAGTAAGCATCTCACCAGTCGATGACCAGTTGTGGTTCACTCCGATACTTTTAAAGACATCTTGTACGAGGTTATAGTGGGTAGCTCCGTACGGACGGTTCATGATGGCAAGCTTCGCTAACTTCCGACTGATACCAAACTTCAACCACCCCTGTGCAATCACACCACCGTCTGCCTTTAACTCCTCGTACACACGGTCAGCAAACTCTTGGTACATATCATTCGCTTGGTCTTCTTCGACAAGGTTACACATCCGTCCGGTCTCTTTGTCCCGTAGTAATAACGAAAGGATTTGCATACCG